CCCCGACAACTCTGAATCAATTATTTCGGCTATTGTCGATGGTGACGGGAGCAGCACCGATTATTCTTTTCCGAGGACTATCCGCAGCCAGTTCCACGACTACCGTTTGTTCGGACGGGATGATACTGCTGGGGAGCACACATTGGCCGCGCTGGGTATCGTAGACGACGGTTATTCGGCCACTGTCGAGGAGCCTGTGGATGGGAAGACTTATTCCTTAAAGCTGCAACCGATCAGCCCCGCCACAACGATTCCCGCATCAGGAAAAGTCCATGTAACTTTTTCTGATGGGACGGGCATTTCCTCACCAACCGCAGATCATACAGTATCTATGGGAGGTCGGTTTACTTGTGGGGGACAGGCCAGCCTTACAACCAGCACTACGAGCATTACCAGCATCAGTGAGATTCGTGTAGGAACTGATGAACTGTCCGCTCCTGTCAAGCTCACTTGGGAGGAGACAGGATCTTCGACTTCGCTCGTAGCGGCTAACGACCTCCAACAAGCCAATCAAGTCACCCGTTACCGTCGCTACCGGATTGATAACAGGGATGACAAGACTGTTACTCTTCGCCTTCTTTTGAAGCGGAAGTTTCAGAAACTTCTCAGCAGCACGGACGTTGTCTACATCTCCAGCCTCAACGCGATCAAACACGCGCTTCTCGGCTCTATCGCTGAAGAGAATGCAGACGTTGAGCGAGCTAACTACCACTGGTCCGTGTGTCGCGCTTTGCTCGACGAGCAACTGGACGCACACCGTGGAGCGGCCAAGCCCGCTGTAAATTTCTCTCCCGCCGGAGCAGGCGGAAGCACAATCAACATAATGTAACCCCCACCATGATCCAATACATCACAGAAAACGCAGAGAAACTCCTGCAAATCGCCGCCAGCGTTATTGCGGTGGCCTCACTAGTCGCAACCATGACTCCGAACGAATCGGACAACAAATGGGTTCAGCGCATTTCAGGCGTTATTAGCTGGCTCGCCCTCAACGTGGGTAAGGCTAAGTCTAAGTGAAGGCTTTTCTCCGTCTTCTAACTGCTGCTTTAGAGGCTTATGTTGAATTCGTGCGACTGCAAAGAGACAGACATCTCGACGCTCTCGAAGATAGGCTTGATGGCCTTGCTGCCGTTGGCGACGCTCATAGCAAGCTGCTCATCGAGCGCGTCGCTAAACGCATCAAGCGCGAACGCGAGCGCATTATACGATCCGCCAACAGTGACGCTGATTGAAGGGCGGTCTTACCAGTTCAAGGAAGGCGTCCTAGTTGGGCGTAAAGACCACAAGTTTCACAGCGACTACAGTTATCGTCGTGCTGTGATTATCGGGGAGAAGTAATGATCAACACCCGAATATTCGATTCCCTGATCGGAATGGCCGCCCCCGTCATTGGGCTTATCACCAGTATGCAAGAGCAGTTTGAATACTGGCTGCGGGTCGGATCTCTTGTTGTGGGTATTGCTGTAGGTTTAGCATCCCTTTACCGCATTCTTAAAAAATGAGTGAAAAGAAATATGACCCCCTCTTGGATAAACGAGAGAAGACAGAAGCCGCTCTTTCTGCCGCGCATCTTGTCGCAGAAGTAGCAGATAAGGCAGAAGAATTTGATAAGAAATTAGCGGCGAAAAGACAACCCGCTTCGCCTCCCGCAGGCTCTAAGCCACCAACCAAAAAGCCCCCAACCAGAGTTCAGAGACTAGATCGTGCGTTAGGGCGGGCGGCTACTAAAACTACTAAAGCCCTCGTAAAAGGATTTAACCCGTTGGAAAAAGCAGCGTCTGTCTATGAGCTAGGAAAGCTGGCCACATCAGAAGATGCTCGGCAAGAAGCCCGTGACTCAGTTGAACAGATGGGCCGTGACCCGAACGTGACTGCATTAGAGCGGTTTACACAGGGTTTTTCTGACCCCTTTGCGACTATGTATGGCATGAAGCATTGGGGGCGGGAACTTGGGAAAGCTAAGAAAAGAGCAAGAGAATCTGGGCGAGAGTTAGAAAGAGCAAGGATATCGTTTGAGCGAGGAGAGACCCCCGTAACAGGAGGAATAATCCCAGACCCGAAAACTAGAGAAAACGCTAGGCGTAAATGGGCAAAATACAAAGAAGATAGTAGGCGGGCTGCGTTGCTCCAAGCCAGAAGAGAAAACAGAAAATGAAGGTCGGGCTAGCAGTTGGACATTCCCGTTTGGGAGATCAGGGAGCCTACACAACGGGAAGCTACATCCTTTCGGAGTGGGATTTCAATCGCGACATCGTCCGGCGTATTTCCAGCGTGTTGTCGGTTGATTACAAAATCTACGATCAATATCCCGCCAAAAGCTATGTAGGTGGGATCAACTACTTAGCTCGTAAGCTGGTCGAAGACGACATCGATGCGGTGATTGAGCTGCATTTTAATTCCGCCGGTCCATCAGCCTCTGGGCACGAATGGCTTTACTGGCACACAAGCGAGGGTGGTAAGAAGTTCGCCAGTATCTTGAGCGATGAAATGTCCGCGTCCTTCCCTGACATGAAAGCCAGAGGTGCGAAGCCAAGGACACGTAATCAACGCGGCTCTTACTTGCTGCGGAAGGTGCGCCCTGTAGCTGTTATTGCTGAACCATTTTTTGGGAGTAACGAGAAAGAGTGGGACAATATTAACCACAATCGCGGGGCCTTAGTTGGGGTCTACGCCCGTGCGATTGAAAAGTTTGCCGAAGGATGAGCGTCCCCAAGAGCATAACAATGGGCGGGGTTCGGGTCCGAATCCGCTTCAGAGATCTAGGCGACGACGACTGCTACGGGATGTATTCCCATCGGCGCAAACTCATTGAGATAGACAAGAGCCTGAAAGGGAAAGATCTCATCGAGACAATCCGCCATGAGATGGTTCACGCGGCGTTAGGCATTTCCGGTCTCGCTTATTGTGAGGCGTATGAAGAAGAAGCCATCGTTCGCTGCATCGACGAAATATTTTTCCCCGCATGGGAGCGGTTCACAAAAAGATTCCAAGCTAATGCCAAAAAAGAAATCCAGAGTTAACGAAGCAGGCAACTACACAAAGCCAACTATGCGTAAGCGGCTCTTTGAACGGATTAAAGCCGGATCAAAAGGAGGCCGCAGCGGTCAGTGGTCTGCTCGCAAAGCACAAATGCTCGCCCGTGAATATAAAGCTAAGGGAGGAGGATACCGATAATGGCTTTGAAGAAGTCGCAGAAGTCCTTGAAAAAGTGGACAAAAGAAGACTGGGGAACCAGCTCTGGTAAGAAGTCTTCCGAAACGGGGGAGCGTTACTTACCCCGAGCGGCTAGGAATATGTTGTCTTCCGCGCAAAAAGCAGCGGGTAACCGCAAAAAACGTGCGGCTACGGCAAAGGGAAAACAGCGAGCCAAATACACAGACGCAGAACGACGAGCTTTTTTGAGAGCCTCAAAACGATAATCAACATGAAGAAAAAAGATTTCAAACCACACAATATGTATCACCCGAAAACGGGTAAAGCTGTAGCTGCTAAAACCTACGAGCAGCATCTCGCGCTCAAGAAAAAAGGTTATGGGCATTCGGCCCCGAAGAAAAAAGCCACTAAGAAAAAAGCTGCTAAGAAGAAAGCCGCTAAGAAAGCCGAGTCTTTTACGGAGGCGGTAGAAAGGCGTATGCGCGGTGGCTACTAAACGCTTTAAACGTCTGCCTTCAGGTAGAATCCAATACCACGGCGAAACTTTCGCTGGTTTCAACAAACCGAAACGCGCTCCTAAAGGAAGCAAGAAAAAGTTTGTGGTCCTCGGCAAGCAAGGCGACAAAGTTAAAAAGGTATCATACGGGCATCGCGACTATTCTGATTTCCGCAAGCACAAGAACCCCAAGAGACGCGCTAATTTCCGCGCTCGTCATAATTGCAAAACCGCCAAAGATAAAACTACAGCTAGGTATTGGGCGTGTAAGCATCTTTGGTGATGAAGAAAAAACTGCCGCGTCAGTTTTCAAAAGACAAACGCGGCAAGCTCATAAAGTTCACCCCGAACTCCGAAAATGTAAAACAGGCTTTCGAGAGGAGCCAGAATCTTGGTGTGCTCCCCAATTCGTTCACCCGTGGTGCGGGCCGCATGACGGGCTTCCTTGGCGAGATAGGCTTCGAGCTTCTTTTTTCTGACGCTAAGTATGTCGGAAATTACAGCCTGACCCACGATTACTTATTGGGAAATAGAAAGATCGATGTAAAGTCGAAGACTTGCCACGATAAACCAAAGCCTCATTACACAGCTTCTGTTGTTTGCCCTGAAGGGAAACCCCTTAAAGCGAGCCATTATTTCTTTGTCCGCGTCCGTAAGGATCTGACTCGCGCTTGGATGTTGGGCTGGATAACTAAAAACCGTTTGCTAGATCAGGGCGAGTTCAAACGCAAAGGAGAAGAAGACGACTACGGCTTCGCTTACAAAGTGTCTGGCTATCACATCCCTATCTCTGCTCTCCGTTCCCCCATGTCTTTATGACACTGGGACCGAAGTGGATACGATATCATACTTTTCCTCGATACTAATCGACCACACTTTTCCCCCACCGTGGCCGACTGATTTTACCGGACGGATATTAGCGTTAGCCTTTCCTGCTTCCTCAAGAGCCGACATCCCCCTCCGAACAAATTCAAGGTTGTTTGACATACCAACGCCGCGTCCATTATTAAAATCATGTAGGGTTACTTGGAACTCAGTCAGGGTTCCCTCCCATACGCTGTGGGTCTTATTGAGCGCCCGACATTTCTTTGCAAAGAACTCTACCAGTTCTGCTACGGCTGATCGACTAGAGTTGTCATAAGCGGCTGACGCTACTGAGATGTCGATAAAGCTGACAATCCCAAAACGTCCGTAAGATTCAATCTCTTGCGGAACCGTCCAATCCACCAACCATTTTCCAAAATAAGGTAACTCGTTTTTAATTGTTGCTTCCAACATTTTGTTAGGTGGAAACTTGCTAGTTGCGTTATCCCGCACCTTTAAGGCCATGAGCTTGTCACGGTTACTACTGTCGAGAGCGGGTATTACCGATAGGCTGTTAGCGTCCATGTTCAGAGACATAATCACACGCCCTGCCCATGGGATAGAAAGAGCATCCGCATACTTGGCCATGTATTCAATACGGGGATTTGCTACGGCCCGCTTGATAAGTTCGGTTGCTTTTCGTTGATCTTGAAAGGAACTGGCACTGGTTGTGTCGTCGATGACCCATGCTGCCACGCGCCCCAGATCTTTGTTAAACTTGGTATGCCCCGACAGGTAATCGGATGCGTCGGAAAATCCCCCAACAAGACCTGAGATAACTCTGTTAGACAACAGGCTCTTTCCCTTGTTGGTCGGCCCGACCAGAATAAGCGCGTGTCCTTGCCTTGACTCCCTGTCTAAAACGGCTTCGTAGAACCGCTTCATCCATGCAAAAAAGTATTCAATAGTTGGGCGTGATGTAGAGTCCTCGAACAACTGATGTAGCCATGTGTGAAGGAAAGGCCAGTTCTTCGGGTCTCCATCGTCTGCTGGCTCGACTGGCTCAATAGTAGATGTGTTGAGAATTCGGTTTCCGCTACACTCGACTATGCGGTCCTTAGAGAAGACCACGGGGGCGATCTCGTGAACCCTGTTCTGGTTACTTATAACAAGGATTGCCGACTCAACCTCAGACAGTGGCTTCCCCTTTTGTTGCTTGGGACAGAACCCCATCTGCCTTAGTTCCAATACGAGTTGTTCTCTGGGGATCTCGACTGCCAAGTTATTCAACAGCTTGAAGAATCGTTTGCCGTTGAACCAATACTCATCGAGCAAGTTGCCCATTTTCTTTTGCTCAAACGCCTCTACAAATCCCGCTCCAAAAATGTCGCGCCATGACATGAACCCTCTACCTGCTCTATCGCTGTAGCAAATTATTCCGTCTTCGCTGACCTGACAGCCTTCACGATCAATCCCGTCATCAATCCAGAATAGCGGCCCCCTGC